TCGCACCGCACGACGATGACTGTCAGCGATCTGGTTAGTATGGGTTACGACAAAGATGAGGTGATGCAATATGCAGGTTATACAGACCTTGACACGTCGGACGAAAGAACAACTCGGTTCGAAGATCTTGAGAGCGGAACTGAGGATGACAGCAAAGACCCAGCCATGCGCGATGTTATGGTTACTGAAAGCTACATCAAGGCTGATTATGACGGCGATGGTGTTGCTGAGTTGCGCCGCGTTCTTGCTATTGGGACTGGCTATCATATCTTAGAAAATGAAGAATGTGACTACGTTCCATTTGCCATTCTATCTCCGATCCTGATGCCGCATCGTGCAATCGGTCGCTCGGTCGCAGAACTTGTGATGGATGTTCAGTTGATCAAGTCAACTCTAATGCGGCAGTTGCTGGATAACATCTATAACGCAAACAATGCGCGTGTGATTGCAGTTGAAGGTCAGGTCAATCTTGATGACCTTCTGACCAATCGTCCTGCCGGCATTATCCGCACACGCGCTCCAAACATGGTTCAACCATTGCAGGTTCCAGAGGTATCAGGCGCAGTGTTCCCAGCCCTTGAATATATGGATCGCATGAAAGAACAGCGCACCGGCGTAAGCCGTCAGTCGATGGGCTTAGATGCTGACGCACTGCAATCGACAACCGCAACTGCCGTTGCCGCTATGCAAGCCGCATCGCAAGGCAAGATCGAAATGATTGCGCGTGTATTCGCAGAAACAGGTGTTAAGGATTTGTTCCGTGGCATCCTTCATCTTGTTACCAAATATCAAAACAAGCCGAAGATTGTGCGCCTGCGTAATCAGTTTGTTCCGATGGATCCGCGCCAGTGGGCAACGTCCTATGATGTGCAGATCAATGTCGGCCTTGGCACTGGTCAGCGTGAGCAACAGCTTGCAACATTGTTCCAGATCGCTACGCGACAGGAGCAGATCATTGCGGCACTTGGGCCAAACAATATGATTGTAAGCCCAGTGCAATATCGCAACACGCTTGCAAAAATCACTGAGTTGTCTGGCTTTAAAGACGTTAATGAGTTTTGGATGGATCCGCGCAACGCGCCTCCGCCACAGCCACAACAGCCTCAAGTTGATCCTAAAGTGCAGGCTGAAATGCAGAAGATGCAGGCAGAGATGCAAATGGCTCAGCAGAAAGCGGCTCAAGATCTTCAGCTTCAGAAAGAGAAGATGCAGATGGAGTTTGCCTTCAAGCGTGAGCAAATGGCGGCTGAGTTGCAACTGCGTCAACAGGAGCTTGCATTTGAACGTGAGCTACGCGCACAGCAAATGGCATCTGGTGTGAATGTATCGACTAACCTACCAAGGGTCTAGTGGATGGCTGTGCCGCTTAACATTGCAGATAGCATAAAAGATCTGTTGGGTCAGTCCAACTTGTTGCCGCAACAGCAGTTGGGCCAAGGTGGTATTGATGTGCAGTCGCTTCTGAATGTTAAGCCGCCATCCTTGTTCAATGCGCCAGTCGGTCAGATGATGATGCCAGATGCACAATCTGGCGGAAGCTCATTTGGATATGCTCCTGCGTTCCAGCCATCAACACCATACTCAGCAACTAACCTGCCAGAATTTATGCAAGGTTATGAGCAGACACCTAGCGGTCGCTTTGTGATGTCTCAGGGGTTGCTTGGCGTGCCTCCGACAATGGACAATGTTCAATCTCTCTTCTCTCAGGGATATGCGTCAGAATATGCTCCGCTGGAACAACAGTTTCAAGAGAGCTTTGCATTGGATCCTAGCTGGTTTGGTAATGTGTATCGGTCTGGATACATGATACCAAGTATGCCAAGGGGCATGACAGAAGACACAAGCAGTCCGCTTGGCGGCATTGCTGGGGTGCTTGCAGGTGGTGCCGCGCTCAAGGCATTAACGCCATACACCGACGACATAGCAAGCGCCATTGGTTTGAGTGGTGATGGAGTGAGTAGCGGAACTGGTTTGGGAAGTTGGTTCAAGGATATCGACCTATCAAGCTCTGGTACCGGAATTGGAACTTGGTTCAAGGAAAACTTCAACAAGCCAGAGTTTATCAATAACGCTCAAGAAAAAGCAAAAGAGTACCTTGCAGAGATTAAAAAGAGCGACCTGTACAAGGCTGGTCAGACTGCATTTGATATTGGTGGTGATGCTTTTAATGCCTATGGTCGCATTGAGAACTTTGTAAACAATCCCAACCCTATGGATGCTTTCAAAGCCATCGACGCTATGAATAAGCTAACAACATACCTGCCAGAAGACTTGCAAAAGTCGGTGCAGGGAATTGCGGCAGACATTGGGCCTGCTGTTGGAGTTGTGCTTGATACTTCTGCAGTCGCGTCAATCGTAAACGCATTTGACAATCCAACACCTGTCAACATTGCAAATGCTTATGGAAGCCTTGATTATTTTGCTCAGCAAGGACGTTTAGGATCAAACATTTCTGGCCTTCCTTACGCTGAAAACATAGCTGGCATAGGTAATATTATTGGTGGCCTACAGGCACTTGAGGGTGGCATCGACAGCGCAGGTGAAGCATTGCAGGTGGCTACTGGCGCGGCAACTGCCGCTAGTATGTTTGGCGGCGGAACTGCAATCGGATCTGCTGGCACTGCGGCATTGCCTGTGCTTGGGCCAGTCGCCGCTCTTTATGGTGCATATCAAATTCTAAACAAGCCAGAAGCAAACCTTGGTCACGCTATTGTTGGCAGGGACGACTTTGGCGGATATTCAATTTCAAGCGAAGGCTACAAAGGTGAGGGCGAAAGTATAGCTAAACCTGAAGCTAATGCCGCTATGCTTGTGCTTGGTGAGCTTGAGCGTAACTATGGTTACAAGTTTAACCCTGACGCTTGGGAGCAAGTTAATAAGCGTGTTGACTTCGACAATGGTCGCTGGGTAAGAGGTGCACATGATGTAATCATTGATGCGCTTCAAAAGGGTGCGCTGGTTCCGACTGAGGGTACTCCACGCAGTCTTGACTTTGTTAATATGCTGAAAGATGCACGCCTCTATATGTCAGAAGCCCCATACACAACCAACAAGTCAATGTCATCGTTTGCGCGTGGTCAAGAACGTGCGCGTCAAATGCAAGAGAGCGAAGCCTATGGCCCAGAAGGACCACATCCGCTTGAAGTTGAGCGCATGAAAATGGGTCTTGATCCGTTCCAGTGGAGCGCAGATATTGGTGAGCAGTTTGGGCGACTAGATCTTTCCGGCCTTGACTTTAGCGCGTTAAATCTTCCGCAGGTCGCATCAGATTATCAACCAGCACCAGAGCCTGAATACTATACATTAGATGGACAGCAATATACGCCAGCACAGCTTCAAAACATATTTGGCGGTGGCATATCAATCCCCAACCCATTTGCAGGATTTACAGCACCACGATACGGCTAGGGCTTGCGTTAATCGTATAGTGTGGTATTTTTGTCACATAGGAGATAAGAGATGGACGATGGCAAGAGGCGTGCCGAACAGGATCGCGGAGCCAAGGCGGAAGCCCTGCTTCGCAATCCGATGTTACAAGAGGCGTTTGATACACTTGAGCAAAAGTATATCGACGCTTGGAGAAATTCACCTGTGACGGCTGAGGCCGACAGGGAAAAGCTCTTTCAGATGTACCAAAACCTGATTGCGGTCAGGGGCCATCTGCAAGAGGTTGTCAATACTGGCAACCTAGCGAAAACTGAAATTGAACTGAGGAGATAAGAAATTATGAGTGACGAAACCAGTACCCTATTAGGATCAGGCGAAGCACTTGATAAAGGTCAAGCTGTTGACCTACTCTTGAATATCAACGCCCCTGAAGAGGCAAGCGAAGATGCTCAGGAGCCTGTAGCCGAAGACGTCGAAACAGAAGAAGTTGAGACTGAAGAGGCTGAAACATCTGAAGACAACTCTGAGTACGATGACGCTGAAGAGCCATCTGAGTATGACGACGAAGACGACGATGCTGAGTATGAAGATGTCAATCCTGACGAAGTTGAAGAAGTCACGGAAGAACTTTATACAGTCAAAGTTGATGGTGAGGAAAAACAAGTAACCTCTGAGGAGCTTGTCAAATCATATCAACTAGAGCAAGCCGCGCAGAAGCGTATGCAAGAGGCTTCCCAAACACGGAAGCAAGCAGAAGCCGAAGCACAACAACTTGCTGAACAGCGTGAACAATACGCACAGGCTTTGCAGATTATCGAAGCCCAACTTAACCAAGTGCAAGAGCCGCCCAAAGAATATTGGGACAAGCTCTATGAAAATGATCCTCTTGAATGGACACGTCAGCGTGACGTGTATCGTGAGCGCAAAGAGAAACTTGCAAAAGTACAGCAAGAGCAACAGCGCGTTCAGCAGGAGCATCAACAGCAAATGTTGCAAGCTCACCGGCAAAAGCTGGTAGAAGAGCAAAATCGTTTGCTGGAGCGCATACCTGAGTGGCGCAATGAAGACATTGCCAGCCGCGAAAAGCAGGCCATTATTAGCTACGCCCAGCGGCTAGGCTATACTGAGCAAGAGCTTTCCGTAGCAAGCGATAGTCGCGCCATCGAAGCACTGCGCAAGGCTTACTTGTATGATGAGCTGATGTCTAAAAGACCAGAGGCTCAAAAGAAGGTTAGCAAGGCACCAAAAGTGGTTAAGTCTGGTACTCCGAAAACTAAGAAGCAGGTGCAGGGTACACGCAATAAGCAGGCTTTTGATCGCCTCAAAAAAACTGGCACTAAAGATGCCGCCGTTGATTATTTGTTACAAAGGAACAGCTAAATGGCTACACATACCACTACTACCGCCGTCGGTGAGCGCGAAGACCTTTCCGACGTCATCACCCGTATTGACCCAGATGAAACCCCTGTGTTTTCTGCTCTCCGCAAGGAAGCAGGCAACGGCGTTTTCGTTGAGTGGCAAGTACAAGAGTTAGCCGCCGCAAGTGCGACTAACTACCAAAACGAAGGTGCAGACGCTACTTATGACACGCCTACTGCAACCACCCGTCTTGGCAACTACATGCAGATTTCGCAAAAAGATGCGGCTGTATCTGGCACGTTGGATGCCGTTGATAAAGCGGGCAGGGCGCGTGAATCCGCGTACCAAAAAGTTTTGAAGGGCCTTGAGCTACGTCGCGATATAGAAAAATATCTGCATAGCGACACTGCACGTTCTGGCTCTGATCCGCGTAAAGCAGGTTCATTGTCAAGCTGGATCACCAACGTAGACGACGCTTCTGGCACGTCTGCCGCAACTGGTGACGGCACGGACGTTCCAGATATGGCTGGCACGAATCGCACGCTGACGCTTGCTATGATCGACAATGCAATGCAAGCCGCCTATGAAGACGGCGGTCAGCCAAATATGCTGGTTGTCTCTCCTGCCAAAAAAGTTGAGTTTAGCGACCTGAATGGTGGCTCAGTTGCCACCAACCAAATCAACTACACGGCTCCACGCGAAGCCGCTATCGTTGGTTCTGTTTCGCTGTACCTCAGCGACTTTGGTCAGCTTGACGTTGTCATCGACCGATTCGCTTCTAGCGACCGCGTCTACCTGTTGGACAGCGACTATGCTTCGATCTGCACGCTTGCCGGTCGGAACTTTGCGGTTCAGCCGATGGCGAAAACTGGTGATGCGGAGAAATTCCAAATCATCACGGAATGGACGCTGAAAGTGTCTGCTCCGAAAGCACACGGCGCAGTCTACGACTTGTCGTAATTGAAGAGGGGGGATGGGTGAAACCATCCCCCTAATTTCAAGAGGAAGAGAGATGAAGCGACTGGTTCACAAAGACCCGATTACAGGCAAAGAAACATGGTGTCACTATCAGGCTGATGGTGGCTTTATTTTTGAGACAACTCAGAACGTCGATGCTATCTTGAAGGAGAACAAGAAGCAAGCAAACGAATACCGATCAGGTGCGTTGATAGGAAATACGCAACGGCATCATCAAAAGGTTGCCGACATCCCAGCGTCATTGTATCATCAGCTTGTCGAAAAACTTGGCAAGCCCAAAGACAATCCGAAGGCTTGGCGGCAATGGTTGAACGACTACGACAATCGGTTTTTTAGAACAGGCGGCGGAACACTGTAATGGCTATAGGCACATATTCAGAGCTTAAAACTGCTGTAGCAAACTTTCTTGCAAGGGACGATCTGACGGATCGTATTCCTGAATTTATTGCTTTGGCTGAGGCACGCATGGGCCGTGAGCTGGAGACGCGATCACAAGAAAAGCGTGCGACAGCTACACTGTCTTCGGGTGACGCATTTGTGTCTCTGCCGACCGACTTGCGGTCTATCCGCTTGGTCAAGCTAAACACAAGCCCCACTGAGACGCTGGAATACTACACCCCAAACAAGCTGAATGAGCTTTATTCTGACAATATTGCAGGCAAGCCGCGTGGCTACACAATCATTGGCAGTGAGATTAAGTTTGGGCCAACGCCTGACAGCTCATATACCGCTGAGATTGTTTACATAGAAGGTATTTCTGCACTGTCGGACAGCAACACGTCGAACACGACACTGACACGGCACCCTGACGCATATCTCTATGGCACATTGGCAACCGCATCGGTTTACCTGATGGATGATCAAAAGACCACACTCTTTGAACAGCTATTCACACGCGCTATTGAAGAGATTAAAAGAGACGAAGAGCGTGGCAAACACGCTGGAAGCGGACTATTCATGAAATCTGACTATGGAGAATTAACATGAGCGCGATGAGTGACTATCTGGAAAATAAATTTCTAGATCATTTTTTAGGAACAGCATCAACATCAGCACCTGCGGCTGTGTATGTTGGCTTGCACACTGCCGATCCAACTGATGACGGATCTGGTGCGGAAGTAAGCGGCTTTGGTTATGCACGACAAGCTATGGCTTTTGGTGCGGCATCTAGCGGCACTGCAAGCAATAGTGGGGCTGTGGAGTTTCCTGCCGCTTCTGGTGGCAACTGGGGCACGATTACCCACATCGGTATCTGGGATGCATCTACAAGCGGCAACCTGCTTTTTCACGCGGCCTTGACTGTAAGCAAGACGATCAATGATGGCGACATCTTTAAGATCGCGGCTTCAGGTGTTGACATTACGGCGGCCTAATTATGGCCGACATTGTAGGGCCAAATCTTGAGCAGTTAGACAACTGGGGTAACATTGATACCTTAGCTTATAGCCTTGATGACCCTATCTGGCTTACTGCGGCCCTGCGCGAAGGTGAATCATCACCATCGGTATCAGCAAGTGTTACTTCTGAAGCAATCCGAATACAGTTTGGCGCATCATCTGCATCAGCGTCTGCAAGCGCGACGGCATCTGCATCTGTAATTTATTTGGGTGAAGCAAGCACATCATCTTCTGCAAGCGTAAGTGCAGAGGGTATCCGTGTTCAGTTTGGCGCGTCTTTGATTGTTGGCCCTGCTACAATGACTGCCTCTGGCGGTCTTGTTGCAAGCGGCGCATCATCTATGGAGGCTGTAGTTACTACTGAGGCTGTAGCAAGTTATGAGACATTTGGTTACGCATCAATGTCATGCTCTGTTGCAACATCTTCTAGTGCAGAGCGGCTTGGAGAGTTATGGTCTGTGGCTTTCGATGGCGGAGGGCTTTGGTCTGATGTGCCTGCTGGATCTGAGGTATGGGTGACTGTGCCTGCCGGCAATGAAATATGGAGTAGTCAATGATAAAGTTTGGTCAGTTGTTACCAGATCAACCAGACCTGAACAATGCAGGTGTGACTGTTGCCACCAATGTTGTGCCTGCCGTGTCTGGTTATAATTCACTTCGCGGCATAAACGCATATAGCAACGCGGCTGATGCAAAAATTACTGGTATGTTCTCAGCTAAAGATGATGACGGAACCATTGATGTTTATTGTGGCGACAGCACAAAGCTCTATGAGCTTAACTCAAGCACAAACGCACTGAGCAATATCAGCAAGTCTGGCAACTACAACTCAACAACGCAACGCTGGCGTTTCTGTCAGTTTGGTGAAGATGTAATTGCGGTCAACTTTAACAACGAAACTCAATACAAAACTGCCGCCGCATCGCTATTTGCAGATTTATCTGCTGATGCGCCACGCGCTAAATTTGTAGCTGTCGTGCGTGACTTTGTTATGACTGGCTACACTTATGATAGCACGGATGGTAACAAGCCGTACCGCGTGCGCTGGTCCGGCCTTGGCGATCACACTAGCTGGGCCATCTCAGCAACCACTCAAGCCGACTATCAAGACATTGCAGACATGGGTGCCGTTACTGGTCTTGTTGGTGGTGAGTACGCAACCATCTTGTTAGAGAAAGGCATTGTTCGCGCATCATATATTGGCTCACCACTTATCTTTCAGTTTGACAAGGTAGAGACAAATCGCGGCTGTGCTTATTCTGGTTCTGTCTGCAATGTAGGCCATACAGTTTTCTATCTTGCTGATGACGGCTTCTACATGTTCGACGGCAATGGCTCTAAGCCGATTGGCGCGGAACGCATCAATGAATTTTTCTTTGAAGATTTTAACAAGCAGTTTGCGTCAGAGATGCACTCTGCTGTAGACCCATTGCGTCAGATAGTTGTGTGGTCTTATCCATCAAAGGCGGCAACCAATGGGCTATGTGACAAAATTCTTATCTATAATTACGCGGTCGATAAGTGGTCGGTTGCGGAAGTTGGGGTTGATTGTATTGCTCCTATTTTCTCACCTAGTTACAGTCTTGAAGATCTTGACACAGCTTTTGGCACTGATCTTGATGCTTTACCTGCCTCTCTTGATAGTAGCCTTTATCGTGGCGGTGAGTTTTTCTTTGCTGGAACGCGCGACAATAAAATACAAACATTCACAGGAAGCGTCCTACCAGCAACTATTGAAACTGGTGAATTTGAACTTAAAGCAGGTAAGGTTTCACTTGTTCGAAACATTATGCCTTATGTCAACTCGCACGGAGCCGTTCCTGCGACGATTACGGCGCAAGTTGCAAGTCGCTTGCGGCAGAACGATCAATCGTCTTTTGGATCGGTTTCATCGCTAAATACGGACAACTACATCCCAGTGCGTGCGAATGGTCGCTATCACAAGATACGATTTAACATCTCAGGCGACTGGACACAGGCTCAAGGTTTTGACATCGAAGCAACAGTTATTGGTAAGAGATAATGGCTAACCAGTACCGCAGACTGCCACCCCAAGGCGGCGATCCTAGATTGACCGCAGAGGTGGTAAATAACTTGCTAGAGGGCAAGTTAAACTCTACTGGCACACTCACCCTAGCAACTGGCGGAGCTACCACAACAACGCTCTATGACCGCCGTATAGGTGCTGATTCTGTAATACTGTTTGTGCCCAGCTCTTTATCTGCGGCGGCGACGAACTATTACCCTTATGGCACTTTTGAGCATGACACCACACAGACGTTTGCGGCGGCTGATACACCATACGTTTTGAATTTAAGTGACGCTGAGTTTACCTATGGGATGTCTCTAGCAAGCAACCAGATCACTGTAGATTATGCTGGTTTATACGATGTAGATATTACTGCGTCTTTCTCTAGCACAAACAGTCAGATTGTTCAGGCTTATATTTGGTTGCGTGTAAACGGAACTGACGTAGATCATTCTCTTGTGCGTTTTGGTGTTCCAGATAAGCAGGGCTATACCACAGGTGTGCAGTCGGTTCACATGAACCATCCGCTTGATTTAAGTGCAGATGATTATGTTGAGATTGTTGCGGCTGTCGATGACACAGTTGTTCAGCTTAGTGCTGTAGCGGCTCAGACAACGCCTTATGCTAGACCATCTATGCCAAGTCTTATGGTTAATTTGGAGATGATGGAGCCTTCACAGACCACAGGATCTGCCTTTGAAATGTATGTAACAGACAGACAAAAAGGACAGGCAACCATAAACCATTTGCCGAACAGCGTTTCTGGTAAGACTTATGACTATGTGATTATCGGTTAGGATTAGACAAACAGTGAACAAGGGTGTAAATTAACCCCAAGAGGTACAGTAAAATGGCAGAACAAGTAACGACATCAACCGCAGGCTTAGGTCAGTTTGCAACGCCCTACGCGGAGTATGGTCTGGCGGAAGCCCTGAAACAATATCAGCAGGGCGCACCAGCTTATTATCAGGGCCAGACTTATGCAGGCTTCGCGCCACAAACTGAGCAGGCTCTGCGTGCTACCGAACAGCGTGCGCTTGCAGGATCACCTGTGTTGCAGGCTGGTCAAAACTATTTGCAGAATGTTCTGTCCGGTGGATTTCTTGGATCAAATCCATACCTAGACGATGTTGTTCGTCGCGCATCTGGTCAGGCTCAAGCCGCAGGAATGAGCGGCCTTTCAAGTCGTGGGCGGCTTGGATCAGGTCTTGGCACACAAGCCGTTACTAGCGCGGTTGGTGATGTTGCATCTAACATCTACTACGGAGATTACGGAGCAGAGCGCGGGCGCCAGCAACAGGCTCTCACCTATGCTCCGCAGTATGCGGCGGCGGACTATTACGATATCAGTCAACTTGCTAATGTCGGCGCGGCGCGTGAAGCTATGGCTCAAAAAGGTATTGATGAGGCGATGAAGCGTTACCAGTACGAAGCCACTGCACCTCAGCAGGCTTTGGCAACATATTTGCAACAAGCCTTTGGTTATCCGGTGAAGGAGCAGGTAAATGTAACATCTCTGCCAGACCCAAGTTTCGGTCAGCAATTCTTGGGCGGCGCGGCATTGGCTCAGAGCCTCTTTCCGCAAGGTTACGGCTCAGGCGAAGGTGAGATGGCTAACCGCTTATATGCAGGTCTTCTTGGTGGCGGCTTAGCACAACTGTAGGGTGTAGATATGGATTACAATCAGATTCTTGGTCTTCTTGGAAGTCAGCCTGTAGGTCAACCTGTAGGTCAACCTGCTATGCCAAGCATGGACAGCCTGCTACCAATCTCACTTCCGCAAGCTCCTGTTGCCCCAGTGCAGATAAGTGCGCCAGATATAAACCTTCAAAGTCTGTTACAGACATCGACGCGTCCAATGGTAAGCCCTGCGCTTGCAGATCCTTTTGCTGGCGGCATACCGCAGATAGGCGATATTACGTCAAGAGATATGATGTCCCAAAGGGATGAGCCGACAAGCCTACTTGGTGCTCTTGGTCAGGGGATTGGTGAGCGTTTCAGCGATCCTGACTTCGCTATGGCTTTTGGAACAAAGATGTTACAGCCGCGTCAGTACAAAGTGGGTCTTGGTCAGGCTATTAGTGAAGGATTGCTTGCAGGCCGTCAGGCGCAGAAAACACGCACTCAAGAGGCTCTTGATAATCTGGTTAAGCAAGCCGCTATTAAAAAAGATTTATCAGAAGCTAGTGGCCTTAAAGATCTTTTTAAGGACGAAACAACGCTTCGCAAGGAATACGACAACATAAGCGAAAAATTTGTTGAGGCATTGAGGGGCTACAACAAGGTGAAAGAAGCTGGCCTTAAAGAAAACGCATCAGGCGCAGACGACATTGCCCTTATTTTTGGTTTCATGAAAACAGTGGATCCGGGCTCCGTTGTTCGTGAGGGTGAGTTTGCGACTGCTGAACAAGCTGGCGGCGTTAGCGATAGAGTTAGAAACATGTACAATAAAATTGTTAGCGGACAGCGTCTGACCGACAGGCAACGTAAAATGTTTGTTGCGGCGGCGCAGGGGCAAATATCAGCCGTTTCTAAGTCCCAAAAACTTCAGGAGCAAAGATATTCACGTTTGGCTGATGAATATAATTTCAGCGCAGGCAGGGTTGTGCAGAGATACTCTGATGAGCTTGAGTTGTTGCCAGAAGATACTGTCAAGGGCTTTGGTGATTTTCAAGTTGAAGATGTTGTTGTTGGTCAGAACTACGGAACAAAAGACAACCCAATATATGTCAAAGATCCTGAAACTCTTAAAACGCGATACCCCAACGTCAAGGGTATTCACTATAGGATTGTTGGTGATGATGGTAAGACGATCACATCGTTTGGAGTTACTGACTGATGCAATTTGACAGCTTAGAAGAGTACGAAGACTACCTTGCAAAGAACGAACCGCGTGAGCGCATACGCACTGGATTACAGGGGGCAACCTTCGCAACGGCTGATGAGATGGAAGCCGCAATTCGCTCTCTGCCATCTCTTCTTACTGGCGACTTCGGGTCGACATATGAGCAGACTGTCGGCGACATCCGTAAACAGCTTGAAGAATACCAAACCGCATACCCAATGGAATCTATGGCGTATGAAATTGGTGGTGCAGTTGTGCCGACAATCGCCGCCACGATGCTAACTGGTGGCGCAGGTACGGCTCCAGCAACGGCATCTACAGCCGCAAGGGTTGCGGCTAATCCTGCAATGCGGACTTTCTTGCAGTCATACGCACCATCTCTCTTGAAGGGTACCGGCATCGGCGCAACAGAAGCTGGCCTGTATGAATTTGGTTCAGGCGAAGGTGGCGTGTCTGAGCGTCTGAAAGGTGTTCCTGAAGCCGCCGCGATTGGCGGAGCATTAGGGCCTGTATTCCAACTTGGCGGAAGAGCACTTGGTGCTGGTCTTGGTTTGATAACGAACAAAGCAAAGAATTTGTTTGGAGCGCAGTCGGCAAATGTTGTTGAGGCTGATCTTCAACGCATTATTAGGCAGAGTGGCCGATCAACTGACGAAATACTTGATGCCGTTGCAAGAGGTGAGACGCTTGTTGAAATCAGCGAAACCACACGCAAGACACTTGGCGCATATCTCTCAGACCTATCTGATGCTGAGCGCACCAACATTCGCAGACGCGCCGCGCAAGCGCGCAGAAACGCGATGAGAAACACTCAACAAGTTTTAGCTGGTGACGTTGATGTGAACGTGCTCAAGATATTCAGAGAGGGTGTGAAAGAAGCCGATGAGCGTGCAAGCGCGGATTATGATGAAATCTTCGATAAGTTTGGTGATCTGCCAGAATCAATAAATACAACGCTTGACGACATCTTGACGCGCAACATTGATGAAGCACCACAAATACTCAAAGGGCTTCGATTGCAGGGTGTGAAGAATCCGTTCTTTAAGGTTGTTAAAGATAAGATTGAAATAGTCCGAACACCAACACTGCGCGAAGCTGAGCGTGTACGCAGTGCCCTTGCTGATCTTGCGCTGAATAGCAAAGGTCAGATGAAGTCTGACTATAAAGCCCTTGAGTTGAAACTCCGCAATGTCATTGACGAAGCGTCACCAGAGCTAGGGGATGTCCGCGCAGTGTGGGCTAACACACGTCGCGGAGCTGAGCTTTTTGAGCAGGGGCGTAAGGTATTCTCCAAAAGTGCCGATGAAATCGAAATTGACTTTGAAAAGGTAGCACAAGAAGGTGGAGACGCACTTGCCGCATATCGCCAAGGCGTTATGGATGCAATCAGGAACAAATATAAAAATGAAACAAGCCTACCCAGACTTCTAACAGAGATGAATAATAAAGAAGCGCGTATCTTTGCTCAAGTCTTCCCAAGAAATGAGTATAAAAAGGCGTATGATCTTTGGGACAGGGCGCGGCGCAGTCAGGCTGTACAAGGTGAGTTTGGGCAGGCGGCAACGGCTGAACGTTTGGCGATTCAAGCGCGTGCCGGTGGTGCTGGAGATGTTGTAGACATAATCGAAACGCTTGGCTTCCAAAATCCCCTTGCGGCAGTTAGATTATTGAAGAGCAAGATTGGGAAGTCAGTTGGAGAAAAGGTGTCGCAAGATCAACAACGTCAGATTGCGCGGTTGCTATTGAGCGAAGACAAGGATCTTGTTACAAGAGCATTGAAGAACAATAAAGGTTGGGATCAAGTCCAGAAGCGGATACTTCAGATCCAGAAATCACTTGAGGCAGGCGCAAGACGCGCACCCGCGCCAATAGCGGAAGAGCTTGGCGGCGAAGGACTTAGCGAATTACTTTTCTAAGGAAAGAGAAACATGGCAAAGAACAGCATCACTGATTACGATAACGTAGCAAATAACAACACTGACATTCAGTCTGTTGATATTGCTGAGAACTGCGCTCCAAGCGGCATCAATAACGCCATCCGCGAATTAATGGCTGACCTTGCAGACGTTAATGACGGAACAGTTGCACTGACCAGCCCGAAAGCTGGCTCTGTGACGACTGACACGATCAGCGAAAGCACGACTGACAATGGTGTTGCTGTCGATGGTATGACGATCAAGGATGGTGCTGTAGGTACGACTGCAAGCCCTGCGACTGCTAACCTGACTTCAATCAACGGCGGTCAAATCGGCGGTCGGAGAAATATGCTTTTCAACGGAGATATGAGAATCTGGCAACGCTCAACGTCACAAGCATACGGCAGTGGCGCTCAAAATGCTTATCTAACAGCAGATCGTTGGAAAACGACCCGTAATAATGGATCGTCAGTTACTCAAGCGCAATCAACTGATGCGCCAGATGGGTTTGCTAATTCTTTTGGTCTTACTGTAACGACTGCCGATGGCACACTTGATGCTGGTGATTATGAGTATAACGCCCAGTGGCTAGAAGGGTATGATGTCCAGCATCTTAAATATGGGACTGCGGATGCAAAACCAGTTACAGTATCGTTTTGGGTAAAATGTTCTCTCACAGGGAATTTTGTGTTGAATCTTTACGCCTCTGGGTCGAGTGCGAATTACAACATTGGGACAACCATAACAATCAATTCAGCAAACACTTGGGAATACAAAACTGTTACATTTGCTGGTCTTACAACAGACACCATCCCAAACGATAATGCACTGCGGTTTGGTATTTTCTTCTACACAACTGCTGGTTCAACTTATACGTCAACCGATAATACGTCTTGGGGTGTTTATGCGTCACCATATGGCAGGGCGGCTTATGGGCAGACACTGAACCTTAGTGGAACACTTGGAGCTACATTTAAGGTAACAGGTTTTCAAATTGAAGTCGGCTCTGTAGCTACCGAATTTGAGCATCGGTCTTATGGTGAAGAGTTGGCAAATTGCATGAGATATTATCAAATATCTACTCACCAAAATACTTATGGTGGATATGTTGCGGCCGCTGTTTTTCATTACGAAAACATTGTTCTTGGGATACACATGAGAGCCACGCCAACTGTAACGACTACATATGTTGGTCATTCAAGGTTTGATACTGTGCCGCCAGCCGTTACTGGTGGATCACCTGATGGTTTTTATGCGTATGACCAAGCAACATCCACTGGTCAAGGGTACTATATATTTACTTGGGTGGCAGACTCGGAGTTATAAAAATGGAAATTACAGAAGCACAATATGTAAACGGCCCTTTTGGTGGCGGCCAAAATATTCGCGCTACAATAAATGGTGTTGAATGTTATGTCCCACAAGACCCAGCCAACACACACTACGCCGAAATCATGCGGCAGGTAGAGGCTGGCGAACTAACCATCGCTGACGCTGAGTAATGATTATGGCAAAGCCGACAGTGGATCAGGTCAAGTCGCAGATTGACAATCACGAAGCTATTTGTGCAGAGCGTTGGGGTGAAACCTTGTTCCGCATCAAGCGGCTTGAAGCTGGTGCGCTGTATGCAGTCACAGGCGTTATCGGTCTGCTGGTCACAATTCTATTGCAGGTTTGGAACCATTAGGGCGGTCATGCTTTG